AAGGTCCCTAGGAGGCCTAGTCCCATTAGGGCCCCCATTGCTAATTGTTTCAATTTGTTTTCTTCCAACTCTTGCTGCTCAGACAAGACGCCTTTTAACTCCTCGTTTATGATTTGCCTTAGTTCATCATTTTTTATTTTCATTACAATAATCCTCTAGTATGTGTATTTACCATATAAATAGGGCGCAAATAGCCCACGTTGTAAAATTGATCCTTTTTTCTCTTCATGGGGCACTTCGCCAAGTTCTGTTGACTCTTCGTCACTAGGATCAGCATAATAATCATCAATCATATCATCATAAGCTTCTCTGGATTTGAAGTATGGTCTTTCGCTATCCATCCACTGGCTTACTTCATAAAGGGTTGCCTTGATCGCGTCAAGTTCCGTAGATTCGTGAATCTTGCCCTCAAGGGAGCCATACACGGCTCCGCCCTGAATTGAATCAAAAGCAATGATGCCTTTCTTTCTTAGGTGCTCCAGTAATCTGGATTCTGCTCCATAGACTGCGTCAGACATAAGGTCTTTGGCAAAAGCAACAACTTTCTTCTTCTCGGTCATTATGATGATATCGATATCGGAATGGTCAAAGATCATGAGGTCTCCGTTCAATGCTCTTCTAAGCATCAACTTAAACTCAACCATGCGCTTGTTTGGATCGTGAACTTTGACCTTTACGTTTGGCTCAGATATCTTTACTTTTACAGAAGGCTCTTGGATTTTAACTTTTATTGCCATTTTTACTAACCTCCGCTATAAGATCTTGAATATAAAAAACATCCTTTACCATATCTTCTGTGATCGGAGTTTTCTTAAATTCGTCAAGTTTGCTTAAAACTTGCTCTGTTTTGGCCAAAAAGGCACCATTTTTCGTTATTTTTTCATTTTTGGTAGCCTCACTAAGGCAAGATTTAAGACGCGAAATTTCCTCGTTTAAGAACGATTTAAGGCCTAACCCATTATCTGAAAAAGAAGTGATATAATTCATCAAGAGATTCTTCTGTTCTTCTCTTAGGGATCTACCGTAAGACTCGTTAAACTTATCAATGAATGTTTTGTATGTAAGATTATCAATATGCTTCATCTCTGGTTCTTCTTCCTTCTTGGTTGTTAGAAGATTAACAACTCTAGACTCGACAATCAACCTATTCTTAGCTTTCATCTTGTTGTCTTGGAAGTATTGGCCCACTGAGGCGAGGTCTTTATAGTTTGAAATGAAATTGGCAAAAACTTTATTTGACAATGCCTCATTCATTTGCTTTATAAGCTTTGTCTGCTCGTTAAACACCTGCTTTCTGTCAATACTCATAAAGTCCTTCTTTGTCTCAACAAGAAACCTTTGGGCAAATTCTTTTGACATTTTTTGACATTCGGTGACCGATTTGTAAACATCAAGCTCCGCTTTGAGCGCAGACCCCTTTTTAAAGTTTTCTTTTATAATCTTTACGATTTTAGATTTCTTATTGTGCTCGTTTCTTACAACTGCTTTTGTTAATTCTTTTACAAGACATTCGTAAAGAAAAGCGGTATTTCTTTTCTTATTGTGTTTCATCTTCTTTTTTCTCCGTTTTTAGTAAACCTTCAAGCAATCTATCTACTTCGTGCTTTGTATTAAATAGTTTGTTTTCTTCAACTTTATGAGACTCGGTAATTCCCTTTGATAGCTGACGTAGCTCTGAGGCTCCCATGAACACCGACCTTGATGTGTTGCCGTATTCGCCTGTGGCTTTATTCTTTAGGTGTTTCTTTCGTCCACCTTTATCGTAGTTTGTCTTGTGTCTTTTATATTTGCCTCTTCTATACTGTTTATCGTCTCGCTTTGCCGGGGGCTCTGCTAGCAAAACATCCTCTTCAGGCTTCTTATCTCCGCCACCTGCTGGGGTGTCCCCACCAGCAGCACCGGCTCCACCGGCAGCACCTCCAGCGGCATCACCGCCTAAATCACCACCGAGGTCACCACCTAAGTCACCTCCTAGGTCACCACCGAGATCTCCGCCAAGATCACCTCCTAAATCACCACCGAGATCGCCTCCGAGGCCACCGCCTCCAGCATCGCCGCCAGCATCAAGTTGACCAGCCAGCTTCTTATCATGGAACATTTCTCTTTGGTTTCTAATAAATTCTTCTTCTGAAATACCGAGCATGTTTTGGGCTACCCATCGCTTGCTGAAGTATCCCTCGGTTGCGGCTCCTGCTGCTTCAAACTTAGCTCTCCAATGCTCAAGCTCTTGTAGCTCGGCTATTTTAGATGGGTTGTTAAGGTGTAAAGAGAACGACAAAAGGTCGTCGTTTCTGTATCCAAGGGTAAACAAGTGAATTATACCAATCTTTTCAAGCTCTGAAATAATAACACGCTGTAGTCTTTGGATGGTTCTTGAGAAGCGAATATCCTTCTGCGCCAGTGTTGTTTTGTCTTCTTGCGCTCCCTCGCCCATAGTGAGATAGGCCTGAGGAATCTTTAAAGCAGCGAACAACTTGTCCTTAAGATACTTGACATCCTCTACTGTTCCTGTGAACTGGCCACCGGGAAGGTTTATGATCTCCGATGCTGTTCCGCCTCGAACAGGGATGAAATAGTCCTCTTCAATCGACAGGGGATTGTATCTAAGATCCACGCGACCAGTCTTTGGATCTACAACCTGATGTCGCTTCATCTGGGTCATTACTTTCTGCATGTACTGTTCGACGTCTTGTGGGTTAATGTTCCCAACATCGATCTTGAACACTCGCCTCTCGGGGGATCGAACAATTCGATATGCCATCATAGCGTCTTCCAAAAGAGTCAACTGTCTCCAGATTCTACGACATGGCTCTAACACAGAAGTCCCATAAGGAACATTCTTATCGTTACCAAGGACTCTGAAGTGGGCAATCTGCCAGTTTTCAAGTGTCAGGCCTGCGGAATTCCACTGATATTGAATGTAATTCGGGTTGTCTTCGTCCTCACCTTCTAGTCTTTCAACTTCATGCTGTGGTAATCCAATACAGTTTTTAATGCCCACATTCTCATCAATATCTAGATACAAAAACAGGTCTCCGTATTTACACATGGTACGAGACCACCCAAACAAGTTGTGATTAATATTAAGAACATTAAAATACAACGATTCTAGAATGCTCTTAATCTCTTCGTTTGGACAATTGATTCTTAACATAGCATTCAACCCAGAATAAGTTGTCATCTCGTCGGCGTAAATATCCAATGCTGAAGCAATAATTGGTTCATATTCCATCTCATCAAAATCAACATAACGCTCTGCTCTATTTCTGTTTGAGATCATATTGGCAGTCAAAACATTCATTGGATTGTATTCTGTCTTTTTAAACTGCTTTCCACTGGCTGATTTAAAGGTTTTTGAATATATATCCAAATGTCTTCTTCTTAATTGTCTGCCGGTCTGAGTCCTTCTGTTGACAATAGGACCAGAGAATAACCTTGTCAGTGATTTAAAAAGCCCGTTTGCCTCATTGTAGGGATTGTTACCCTTTCTTTTATATTTTTTAGCCATTTATTTTATCCTTTGTAAATCCATAGAAAATCTTTTGTTTGCTGAATAACATCAGCGTGTTTTTCATTAAAAGTTGGAGCATGACCCTCCATTCCCTTTATAGTAGTATTTAGTTTTGTTGTGTTCAAATACATTGAATTCATCATTGCTTTTTTGTATTCTTGATCCTTTTTGTTTACTTGTAGGGCTGTATCTCGCACCCAGCACGTTATTGCCAATGACATTACCAAGTCATCATTGTAACTTCTCATGGATTGCGGCTTGCCGTTGTTCCATATAAAAGTCTTAAACTCATGAAATGAGCGAGAGGAGTAAATCTTAATAATTTTGTTTCTTATAAACTCTTCCAATTTGGCGACAATCAATGGTCTAGTTTTTGTTGAAGTGGTGAACCCGGCAACTGCTGTGTTCATGTTTTCACCTTGAATTTGCGTTACAAATTCGTGGGTAGACTTGACTGAATAGTAAAGATTTTGATACCCAAGGTCGATTAACTTCTCTAGTATAGAAATACCAATCCCATTGTTTTCGACTACCAGCAGGCAATTTCCGTATTCGCATCCAGCAGAATAAAGCATTTGCGAGTACATATCCAAATTTGGTTTTCCTTGGTACTCAGCTATAACTTCCATTGTTTCAAGTTTCAAAACATGAAAGACTGAATTATCCGCGCCGTCTCCTCTGGCTACATCGGCAACAAGTAAATAGGTATTCCCTTCTTGGTATTTCTCCCAGATCCAGAAGTTACGGTCGTGCCCTGTTCTGTAATCCGGGTCTTTAATACAGTTGTGAATCCAAGTTAAATCGTCAGGGTGTATGACTGTGTCTCCGGATGTATTAAAGTTACAAAGTAATTCCTGAGCGATTTGTCTCTTAGACATGTTTTTGGTTTCCCGCTCAAACCACTCAGCATCTCTTTCTGGGTGTACATCCCACATAAGCTTTATTGGGTTAAATTCGTTTTCGCTATCAATGGCGCCGGTATAAGTCTTGTGAAACCAGTTTCCCGTTCCCTTGGGCGTGGATAGGGCAATACATCTACCACCTGTGGCTAGCGTCGAGTAGACCGCTGTCCATATTTCGGTCATTTTT